AGGCTGACGCTTTCCACGGCCGGGGCCATTGCTTGCAGACGATCCAAGGCCACGACGATGTCGGCCTCATCGGGCAGCGCGTTCAGGTTCTCGGCCGAGGTCGTGCCGCCCGTGGTCTGGCCGAAGACCGTGGTCGTGGCGCCCACGGTCTTCCGGACAGCCTCGGTCGCATAGGTGAACTCGCCCGAGGCCGGAATCATGGTCACGGCCTTGACCAGCCCCTCGGCCGTGTCGGAATCCGCGAGCGGCCGAAAGACCTCGAACGAAAGCTGCGGCAGGCGGTTGCCATAGGTCGAGAGCGCCAGCTCCTCGAAGACGACATAGGCGGTGCCGCGGTAGGCGGGCGTATTGGAGGCACCCATCTTCGCCGCGATGAAGGGATCGGCCGTCTGGGTATCGTCGCCTCGATACCAGCGCCAGGTGATGCCGGTCATGTCGAGTGGTTTGCCGTCGGCCCAGATACGGCCGATGCCGGTGATCGGCCCCTCGCAGAGGGCGACTGCGAAGGACGCATAGTACAGATACTCGGTCGTCTGGACCCGGCCACCACCACCACCCTTTCCGCCGCCCTGCGTGGTGGTCTTCGTCTCCTCGCGGAAATCCGTGGCCCAGATGATGTTGCCGCCGATACGCATGCGGCCGTAAAGGCGCGGGATGATCGCGCCTTCCGTGGCCGAGGTGATCCGCAGGCTGTCGAGGCGCTGGCCCTCGATCTTCTGCGCTGGGGCCAGCGAGGACACAATCCAGCTATCGACGACCGAACCGATGGTCGAGCCGATGAAACCGCCGATGGCAGCGCCAGAGAAGCCGAGGATCGCGCCGCCGAAGGCTCCGCCGATGGCGGAACCGACAGCACCTAGGACAAGCGTCGCCATGGGAAAATCTCAGCGTGCGGGGAAGAGGAAAGCGAAGGCGATGCGGCGTCGCCAAGTGGGCGTCAGCGGCTCCTCGCTCACGCCGAGGCGTTCATAGGCGTGGAGGAAGGTGTCGGGGCTGGTCAGGATACCGACATGCTTGGCGATGGCGCGGGGCATCATCCGGAACAGGATCAGCGCGCCGAGGGGCGCATCGGCCGGTGCGACCTCGGGCATCATCGCCCGCGCCCCCTCGGCCAGCACCTCGCGCGGCCCGGTCTCGCCCCAGTCCCGGCTGTAGGGCGGGATCGGGAACGGCTCGGGCCCGACGACCTCACGCCAGACCCCGCGCGCGAGGCCGAGGCAGTCGCAGCCCACCGCGCGCAGGCTGGCCTGGTCGTAATAGGGCGTGCCGAGCCATGACCGCGCGACGGTGATGACGTGGGCGGGATCGGCAGTCGCGATTGGCGATCTCATAGGACCGCTCCCTCATGGCCACCGTCCTTGGTGGCGTATCGCAGGACTGCGTCCTGGCCCGGGATGTGCGGGAAGCCCCGAAAGTTCGCGAAATTGGCGAACTTCGCACCACAGGTCGCGATCCGCTTGTCACAGCCTGCCCGGGCCACAAAAGCATCCGTCGCCGTGATCGGACGCACCGGGGCTTCGAGCAGGGTCAGGATGGCGATGCCATCGACCAAATCATGCGACAGCACCTCGACGCGCCGCCCGGCGTTCGCACCAGTCGACCACTCGACCAGCCCGAAGGCAAACCAGCCCGCCGCGAAACTGGCGAGGCCCGATGCCGTGAAAGCCCGGTCGCGCAGCACATCGATGACCGCGCCGGTTCCTTTGAAGGCCGGGGCCTCAAGGTTCACGCCGCAGCGCGCATCGCCCAGTGCGGCATCGCAACTGGCCTGAAACGTCCGCCCGACTGTCTGGCCAAGGACATGGGCCAATGACCGTACTTCGGCCACGAAGGCCAGCCGCCCGCGCCGGATCTGGCCGATGGCCCCGCGCCGCAGAAGCACGCGCTGCGAAGGGTTTGCCCAGTTGACCCGCCAGACCTCGACCGCTGCATTATCCCATCGGCCATCAAGGATGTCGGTCTCCGTGATCCGGTCCGACGACAGCACGCCTTGCGCGTCCTGCGCGTCCACCGAAAGGTCCGACCCCGACCGCACCTCTGACGCCGTCAGCCCGCTCTCGGGTTCGAACTCGGTCCCGTCAAACGACAGGGTCCGGTCGTGGTCGGTGAAGCCGAAGGTTACGCCATCGGCGCGGGTGATCCGCCAGCACCAGGCCAGCGTCGTCGTGCCTTCGTCCAAATGGGCCTGCAGCGCGGGCGGGAGGGACTTCAATTCCGCCCCCAGCCGCGCCACAGGGCGACCGAGGCCAGCGCCGAGGAAATCACGCCTCCGGCCGTACCGGTCAGGGCGTAGAGATTGAACGGGCGCAGATCAAAACTGCCGGTCGCCAGATCGAAGTCCGCGAGCCCGGCCATGGCCAGCCCGGAGGCAGCCAGACAGGCCAGATAGACCAGCCCGCGTGCGAGGTTCCAGTTCATGATGTTGCCTTTCCTTTGAGAAATTCCACCAGCTGCTGCCACCACGACCGGACGGCGGGCGCTTGGGTCGGTAACGGCAGCGGCACGTTCGTCGGGCGCAGCAGGGTCAGCGCCTCGGCTTCGGTCAGCCGCCGAATGGGCCGCGAGAAATCCACTCGGCCGTTGCGATCGACCGACCAGACCGGGATGGTGCCGGTCGGGTAGATGCCCTTGGCGAAGAGATCGCGCTCGCCCTCGCGACGCGTGCGGATTGCGGCGGGCCGGAGCCACCCCATGAAGGCTTGCGCGGCGGCGGCGCGGTTGCCCGCGTTCAGGTGGCGGGTCAGCGACGCTTTCGCGATGCCGCCGGTGTTGTAGTGGAAGCTGACCAGCGCATCGAACTCGTGCGGCTCCAGCGGCACCTTCACCGCGCGCAGCACGTCGGCCTCGTAGGCCACGATGTCGGCGCGGAAGAGCCGGAACGCTTCGCGGATCCCGGCATCGAGATCGGCGGGCATGCCGCGCGACATCCGTGCTGGATCGGGAGGACCGGCGGCGGCGGTATGGCCGATGCCGAAGGTCCAGATGTTTTTGACGTCGAGATAAGGTCCGGGCACGAGTCCTTCGTGCCGGACAAGGGCCAGCAGGCCCCGATCAGTCATGTGCATGGGATCACCCGAAGAGTGTTGAGAGGATCAGGATCAGCGCGGCGACCAGAAGGCCGATGCGCAGGCGATGGCTGAAGGCCTGTGCCGGGTCGGCGGCGGCGCAGCGGATGGCGCGCGCGAGACGGAGAAGTTCATGCATCGCCGTCGCTCCCATTGCCGCTGCGCAGCCGGGCGAGGACGACCTCGATGAAGGCGGGTCCGAAGACGCCGACCAGGTAGGCGGCCGACCCCGCCGCGCCCCCGGCAGGGATTGCTTGCGATGGCAGGCCAAGCCAGGCGGTGATCACCGCCATCGACAGGCTGCCCATCCCGACCGCGATCAGACCGCCGAGCAGGATGTGGCGCAACGCATCGCGCAGCCGCATCCGTGTGGTCAGCGCGTTGGTGGCTCCGCCAAGCGCGCCCCAGGCGGCGAGGATGACGACGGTGGAGGTCGCCAGATCGCGCAGTACGGCGGCGATGAAGCCGGTTTCTTCGTTCATCGCCGGATCTCCAGCAGTGGAATGGATGTGATCGACCCCAGCCGCTCGAGGTCGAGGGTGACGTCGAGCATGTCGGTGTCGAAGCGGACGGGGACGTCGAATTCGAAGCCCGCCGTGATCGGCACGCCCGCGCCGGGAGCAGTGGTGAAGGTGACGCTGCCAGTGGTGGTGTCGGCGCTCCAACCCGACATCTGTTCGACGCCGTTCAGGGCAAGACGGACGCTGCCCGCCACCGGTTTGGCGATGGCACGGGTCCAGCTTTGCGCGCCAGATGTGTACCGTTTCAGCAGAGCGAATGTGTTGACCGCACCATTGCCCGTGCCGATGGGCTGGTCGGTCGGGGCCACCGCCTGCGACGGCAGGCAGGATTTGTAATCCGCCCAGTCCTTGTAGCGAAACCCATGCAGGCGGCCGTTGCGGGCTTCGAAGAAAGCCACGACCGCTGCCAGATCGTCGGCGCGGCGGATGCCGTAGGCCACATCATAGCGGCGGCGCGAGTTGGCCCAGCTTGCGTTGCGCTCCTCATCGCCAGAGGCCAGCTCGACGATCTGCGTACGCCGTTCCGGCCCCCCGCGCGCCCCGCGGCTGATGTTGTCGGGGAACCTGACGTCATGGAATGCCATCACATGCCCCTCCGGCCCAGCGACACGGCGCGGGCGATGTCGCTGGCAACCTGCGTGCGCGATTGGCAGAAGCTTTCGGCATCGCGCGCGTTGATCGTGACATTGACGGTGGACCCGCCCGATTGGCCGTACCCCGCCGCCTCCCGTCGCGAGAGGACCCGCTCGCCGCGTTGCAGGATTGCGGGCACCTCGTCGGGCCGCAGACCGGCCCAGCCGCCATTGTGCATCCGCGGCGCCCCCGCGAAGGCCAGCGCCGGGACCATCCGGCCGTGACCAGGGGCGCCGACCACGCCACCCGCGTGCAGGATGTTGGCGAAGATCCCACCCGCGCCACCCAGCGCGCCGGAGAGGGCATTTGCGATGGGGCCGAGGATGAAGCGACGAGCCGCGAGCTTTGCGAGGTCGGCGATCATCGAGGTGACCAGATCGCGGAAGTCGAGCTTGCCGGTCTTCACGAAGTCGCCGATGGCGTTCTCGGCGCTCTGGAAGGCCCCGACCAGAGCGCTGCCGATATCGCCGCCAATGTCGCGCGCTTTAGCGGCATAGTCGTCAAGTGCGGCGGTGACGGCTTGCCAGCCTGTCAGGGCCTGCTCGGCTCCGTCGGCAGTGTCGGCCCCTGCCTGTCGCCCGGCCGCACCGGCGCGACCCGCCGCTCCGCCGGTATCGTCCAGTTCTTCGCCCAGCGCCCCGGCCGCAGCAGCGGCATCCGCCAGCGCGGTCTCAGCGTCGACCCCCGTGCCGGTCACCGCATCCTTCAGCGCCTGCCAGCTGGCGAGCGGCCGACCGGCGGCATCGGCGAGCATCCCCGCCGCTTCGCGATAGCCATCGGCCCGAGCGCGGGCATCGTCGGCCATTGCGCCGAGGCCAAGATCAGGCGGCTCGAGGTAGGTCCGCGACAGCGCGGCCGAGAAGGCATCTGCCGCGGCAGCACCAGCTGCGGTCGCAGCGCCTTCGAAGGGATTGCCGATACGCCCCAGTTCCACCGGGTCGAGGATACCGATGCGCACGCCACCTTCGCCGGTGGCCCATTCTGGCAGCAAGGCCAACGCCGCGTTCAGGGTCTCGATGAAGCTGTTGATGCGGGTGACGACGCCGTTCAGCATCGCCTCGACGCCGGAGATCAGCCCGTTCGCCGCCTGGAAGGCGAAGTCGCCGATAGCACCCGGCAGACTGCCCCAGATGGCGACGGCCGCGTCATAGGCCTCTTGGAAGATCGCGGCTGTCCGGTCACCGAAGCTGACGACGCCCGAGATGGTGCCTTCCAGCGCCGTGAGGCCCGCCGCCTTCAGCCCTTCCCATCCGGCCGCCATGCGTGCCAGCGCCGCATCGAGCGACAGGCCGATGCGGGACCAGACTTCGCGGGCCAGATCGCCGAGCAGGCGAAACGCCTCGCCCACACCGCCGACCCGGGCTACGAGTTGCGAGAACTGATAGACCAGCTCGCCCGCGCCGACGATCAGCGCACCGATGCCGGTGCGGATGAGGGCGCCACGCAGGAACACGAGCGCCGTGGCCAGGCCGCGCACTGAGAGGGCCGCGGCGGCGAGACCCGCCACCCACCGCCCTGCCATGACGGCAGCGAAGGTCGCGGCGTAGGAGGCAAGTCGGCCGAGGTTGCCGATCAGACCGTCGATGGCCGAGCGAAGGATCCCGCCATCGGAGGCCAGCGCCACGAAGGCATTAGCCAGTGCCTCGATGGTCGGAGCGACGGCGGCGGCGATGCGGTTCCGGAGCCCGTCGAAAACGAGGGATACGGTGCCCAGCGCCAGTTGCGTGCGGCGCAGCGCTTCCAGCGCATCGCCGTCCAACACCGCCCCGAGGTCGGAGGCCTGGTCCCCCAGACGGGACATCTCCGCCCCGCCGTTCCGCAGAAGCGGCAGGAGGCGCGTGGCGTCCGAGGCCATAGTCTCTAGATAGAAAGTCATCTCCTGCTGGCTGAGCCCAGCGCGTTCGAGGGTGTCGACGTAAAGTTGCAGTGCCTCCGGTCCCGACAGCCGTGCGAACTGGTCGGCCGTCACGCCCACGCGGGGCGCGACATTCTCGAAGAAATCCGCCATCGGCCCGCCGCCGGTCTGCAGGAAGTCCCCGACCCGGTCGTTCACGTCCTTCAGGATGTCGGCCAGCTTCTCCTGTTCGATGCCCACCGTCCGCGCCCCGGCCGACCAGCGCTGAAGGGCCTCGGGCGTGGCATTGGCGACCTGCGCGAACTGCCGGATCTGCGCGGCACTCTCGGCGGTGGAGCGGACGATCAGGCCGAGCGAGGCTGTCGCCGCTGCGGCTGCGGCCCCGAGGGCAAGCCCAGCACGGCGTGCGAAGGCCGCAAGCCGGGTGTTCGCCAGTTCCATCTCGCGCGACAGGCGGCCGAGGCCCTTCGCCCCGGCTTCGCCCACCCCTTCCAGCTCGGCGCGCACCTGGCGGCCGCCCACGGCGGCGAGCCGGACGGAGACGCGTTTCTCGGCCATGGGTCGGGGCTCCGGTTGGAATGGGGTCAGTCGCGGTTGGCTGCGATCTGTTCATTGACGCGGCGGACCATCACGGCCTCGAGGGCGGGCAGCAGTTCGGCGATGGCGGGCGGCGAGATGCCGAGGGCCGCGCCCAAGGCCAGCGCCGCACCCATATCCCAGCCGATCACAGCACTAGGGATGACGCGCATCTGCCCGCCAAGGCGCTGCACCAGGTCCCAGACCTGCGCACCCTCGAGCGTCAAAGGCCGGTTCAGTCGTGCGGGGCAGTCGGGACAAGGTCCTGCACAGGCCGTGCAGTAGCCTTCGCCCCCGCCGAAGGACCAGTCGGCAAGGGCGCAGAGCCGTTTTTTTCCGCGTCCAGCAGGAGGGCCTTGGCGACGTACAGGGTCTGGAACGCCTCGAAGGCGGGCCAGAGGTCGAGGAGCGCGTCTATGGCCTCGGGGCTCGGATCGAGGGGAGTGCCATCGGCATCGCCGATCCCCTGCCATCCGAGGATCGCTCGCCGCGCCAGCGCCTTGGCCATGGCGAGCGCGGCTTCCTCGGTCGCGGCTCCTTCGGGCAGATCGGCAATCGCCGGATCGCCCCGCGCGGAGACCATCAGGGCGGTGGTCAGCGGGCGGAGCCGGAGGCGCACGCCGGGGATGAGGTCGCACCATTGCGGCGCGTTCGAAAGGTCGAGGGTCAGCATGGCGGGCCTTCTCAGTAGGTTGCGACGGTGTTGACGAGGACGGCGGTGCACATCCGGGCGGGACTGGTGGCGCGGGCGGCCTGCCAGTCGAAGGTGGCCTGGATGCCCTGCGGGCCCGGGATCTCGATGCGGGGGCGCGGCAGGTAGACGGCGTGTGCCGTGAAGGTGAAGCTGGCGTTGGCGCCGAGGCTCCAGGCGAAGACCAGCTCGCAAGGCGTGCCGTCGATGGCCTGCGTGATCAGCGTGGTGTCGGCGAAACGGACCTCGACGCGGCCGGTTAAGGCGGCCATGCCGGGGTCGGCCCCGTCGATGCGCCCGTCCGAGCGGATGGTCTCGATCCGGTCGAGGCCGTTGGAATAGGTCACCTCGGCCGAGATGACGTTGCCGAGCGGCGAGCCGTTGCGCGTAATCGCCCCGTTGAAATGCCCGAACCGCTGCAAGGCCAGCGAGGTGGGCGTGCCAGCGGCTGTGGTGGCGGCGACGCTTTCGCCCTGCGCAACCAGCCGCGCTGTCGCGGTCAGCAACCCCGACCGCGCCATCTGCCACGACAGCTGGTCGCAGACGCAGCCGGTGTACATCGCATAACGCGGCACCTCGGGCATTGCCGTTTCGATGGCCATAGACGGCAGCGTCCAGTTGCCGGACTGGAAGGTGTGGGTCTTCGGTGTCGTGCCGGTGGTCGTCGGCTGACCGAAGGCCGCCTTGAGCCAGAGGCCGAAGTTCTCGACATCGATCGGCACGACGACGTCGCCATCGGCCGTGACCGCGTCCTTGATCGGGGCCAGCGGGTCGCGCCCCTGGCCCAGCAGTTCCGAGGCGATCAGCGGCTGTTCAGAGCCGAGCGTGGTGCTGGCGAAGGGCACCGCGCGATAGCCCGAGGCAGGCGCGGTGCCATAGACAGTCTCGAACGCAAGCGCCATCTGCGCCCGCGCCCCATGGGCTCGTGCCATCGTGTTCTCCT